GTATTTGTCCAGGTCGAGCGACCACCAGTAGAGGCGGTTGTCGAAGCCGAAGTGAAACTCGCGCCACTCGTTGCGCTGGTAGATCAGCAGGCCTTTCTCCGACGCGCTGTCGGCGATCAGCAGGGCGCCCTGGTAGCGGGCTTCGTCCAGGTCGGCGGCTACACGCTCGGCGCGCTGCTCGGCGTCGTCGATAAAGGCCCAGCGCTGGTGCAGGTCATTCCAATCGACTTTCTTGCCCTTCTGCGGGATCAGCGCGGCTTCGCAGGTGAAGCCCATGGCGCGGGCCTGAGCCACCCACTTGCGGGTGTAGCTGCGCGCCACCGGCTCGTTGTCCAGCGCCCACACCAGGGTGGGCAGGCGGCGGTCTGCGTCGATGCAGGCCTGCTTGAGCTCGCGTAGCGATTGCTCGGGGAAGGCGTTGCAGCTCATGGCCGAGACGGCCGGCACGTCGTGATGCAGCAGGGCGATGGCGTCGAAGATGCCCTCGACGATGTGCAGCTCGCTGACCTGGGTCGGGTCGATCGAGGGCGGGCACCACCACACGCCCTTGTAGCTGGCACCAGGGGCAAAGCGGGCCTTCTGCTTGCCGAAGCGTTCGGGTCTGTCGATCAACCTTTCCCAGTAGCCGCCCTTGGTGAGCGGGAAACGCACCGTGGCGCTGCCAGCGCTGAGCTCGCGGGACCAAAAATTCTCCTGGGTAAACCAGCCTTCGATCAGCTCCAGGCGGAAGCCGCGGGCGAACTCCAGGTAGGCGCGGGCGGTGGCGTTGGGCTGCTGGTCGGTGGACGGTACGCGCTCGCTCCAGTCGTTGAACAGGTCTTCGTAGCGGTCCTTGACGTGGAACTGCGCACCGCACTTGCCGCGGCCGCAAATCAGCATCCAGGGCGAGTCGGTGAAGGTGTAGAGCTCCGGCTTGCCGCAGGCCGGGCACTTGCCCTTGCGCATGTACTTGGTACCGCGGATGGGCTTGAGGTCGGGGAACTCGTCGCGCAGGCGCTTGAGCACCTGGTCGCGCAGGGAGTCTTGCATGGTGCTCATGCGGTGGCTCCGAGGGCGAAGGCGGCCAGCTCGATGCGCAGCGGGTCCAGCTGGTTATGGTTGATGACGCCCAACTCCCGGTAGGCGAAAAGGATGCCAACTAGGTAGTGGTGGTAGAGGCGCTGGAACTCACCTCGATGTGTCATGAACAACGTCAGGCAAGACGCGAAGGCAGTTCGGTCCTGATCGGCAGCCAATTTGCTGCACAGCGGTAGCTTGTCGTGATTGGGCGTTGGCATGGTGCAGTCCTTACTGGGCGGCTGTGAGCGCTGCTCGCAGCGCGCCAATGGTGCGTTTGTGGCCGGCGAGGGCCGGGTAGTCGGTCAGAATTCGGCGGCTGCGCAGGCCCTCGGGCACCTCGCGGTAGCGGTCGTCGTACCAATGCAGCTGCAGGCCCTGGCGCAGTTCCTCGCGCAGGGTCAGCAGCCAGGCCTCGGCCACTGGCTTGGGCATTTGCAACTGGATCTCGACGGCGTCTTGCATGGCGCAAACCTCGAATGCTGGGTGTAACTCCCCCTTACCCACGCGAGGCGGGCAGGGCGGTTGGTGGTGCGTTTACGGGGTGGAAGTGGGTGGCGGCAGCTCGCTGATGGCCAGGGCCACCAGGCGCGGTGCCAGGAACAGCGGCACGTCGTATTGATGCACCAGGTGGCAGGTGGTGCGCTCTGCCAGTTGGTCCGGGTCGCTGAGGTGCTCGTCGCGGTGGCTGATCACGTAGGCCAGCGCCAGGCTCTGCATGTGGCTGCGGTAGTCGTGCGGCAGCTGGTCGGTGGCGATGTTCATGCGGTGGCCTCCTGGGCGTCGAGCAGGTCGAGCTGGTCCGATTCGGGGCGCATGGCCTGCAGGGCCTTCATGCGCTCCATGGCCGGGGCGATGGGCAGTTGCATCAACGGACGCTCGATGCCCGAAGGGCTGAGCTGCTTGTCGATGGTTTGCGTGCCGCTGAACGTGGCGCCGCACACCACGTTGCTGCACTGGTAGTACATGCTGGTGAAACAGGGCGTTTCTTCGCGGCTGGTGCGGATGTAGAGCGCGCCGAGGCACGCCGGGCATTTACGGGCGGCGAGCTTCATGCTGACGGCTCCTGGCGTTTGCTGTGCAGGGCGAGAATGGCGCTCACCTCAGCGTGGCGGGCGGCGATGTGCTGGCGGTGGGCGCAGATGATGCTGGCGAGCTCGGCCTCGCTGATTTCGCCGTCCTGCAGCGCAGTGAGGATCATGGCGTCGACGGTGCCGCGCTTGATGGTGGTGGTCATGGAGCGTTCGAGCAGGTCGATGTTGTCCAGCTCGGCCAGTTCGGGCATGGCGACGTGCACGCCGTTGTAGAGGCCGCTGATGTAGTCGGGCAGGAAGCTGGTGCCGGCGACCTTCTCCAGCTGCAGCACCTGCTCGTCGCTCAGCGGGCGGTGGCCTGGGTTCTCGTACAGCTTGTTGTCCAGCTGCTTGAGGTCCAGCCCAAGGCAGGCGGCGGCGCACTCGCGGCCGCCTGGGAAGGCGGCAACCACGGCCAGCACGGCGCGGCGGCGGCTATCAAGAATCGGGCGCTTCATCTTCTCGTTTCCCCCAATGGCCGGGCGCACTACTGTGCGACCTCGCCTTCCTTGATGCCGAGCAGGACGGCGGCTTTATGCGCCTTGCCACGCTTGCCTTTTTTTCGGCCGTTGAGCAGGTCGCTGACCAGATTTTTGTTCAAGCCATTCGTGCGGCTGAACTCGGCGATGGAAATGCCCTTGCGGTCAAGCGCCGCGCGGGCTTGCTCGGGGGTCAAAAGGCCGTGCATAGTGTTCATCCGTGTTTAATCGTGTTCGACGAGAAGGATTCTTGGCCAAAAAACTGGTCAGGTCAACTGGTATTGATCAAAAAAGTGCTCATTGCATCAGGGACAGGCGAACGCCTGCGCGAAGAAAGGGACCGCCTTGGCCTGAATCAGACCGACTTCGGCACGGCTGCCGGGGTGAGTCGTGGCACCCAGAAGGCCTATGAGCTCGGCAATAGCTCGCCCGATATCCGTTATCTGATGGCGCTGCAGGACATGGGCGTCGACGTGAATTACGTGCTGACCGGCTCGCGCCTTTCGACCGATGCCGCCAGCCTGGCGCCCGATGAAGCCAGCCTGCTGGAGCACTACCGCCAGTTGCCCGAAGCCGAGCGAGGCCACACCGGGAAGATGGTCGCCGCCCTGGCAGAGATGGCCGGACGGTATGAGGCGAAGAAGTAGCAGAAGGGAGGGGTAGGGATGCGTAACGGATTCATGGCTCTGGCGTTCGCCGGGGCTCTCTCGTCGGCCGCACTGGCCGCCCAGCAAGACCTGATCAGCGCCGAAGATTTCGGCGATGGCTGGCCGTTCACCTTCGAAGAGGCCTATGTAGCCTGCCACGCCGGCAACGCCGTCACGGTGATGGATGCCGAGTCCGGCCGGATGTACCCGGTGAACGGCGCGGCGAAGGGCAAGGCGAGCGCCCTGGGCCTGGATGATCTGGAACCCGTTTGGCTCGACAACGCGCAGATTCCTGGCACCAAGGTCAGCGTAGGCCCGGTGATCGAGAAGGGGCTCACCCTGTGCCAGTAGCGCCCGAGGATCTCGACGACAACTACGCCATCGGCGAGCGCCTGCGCGTCGAGCGGGAGCGGCTGGGGCTCAAGGTGCATGAGCTCGCGCACCTGTGCGGCTGCGTAGACCTGGTGCAGAAGCGGCTAGAGGCTGGCACCAAGCCGATCACGGCCGAGTATCTGCATGCACTGCACCACCGCACCGATGCCCGCGTGCTGTGGATCGTGACTGGTGAGAACGCGCCACCTGCAAGTGGCTGAAAGTCGCATGCCAGCGCCCTTGGGATTCTGAAAGGCGCCGTTATGGTCAGGGTTCAACTGCCATTAACGGAGTATGCAGATGAATACCGATGTAAACGCGGCTGTAGGGGAGCAACTGGCGGAGCGAGTTGCGCAGCCGGCTAGGGAGTGTTTGACGCCAGAGGAAAGGCTGCTGCTGCGGTTCTACCGCCAGCTCGACCAGGGCGAACAGGCATTTATGCGCCGCGCGATCGAGGCGATGGCGACGCGAAGTTCGCCCAGGTGAAGGAAGAAGCCCCGCAGTTGCGGGGCTTTGTTTACTTGAACTGCTGCTTGGTAAAGGTGCGTGCGCCCATCTGGCTGTTGGTCACCACCAGTTTGGCGCCCTGGACTTCAAATTTGGTCAAAGCATCATCAAATTCCGGGGAATCTCTCCAGCGTCCCCACGACCCTTCATCGTCGAAGTATCCGGCCCAAATGACACGGTTTCCATTGAACTTGCAGCGATACACGAAGCGCTGCAGATCGTCCTCACGGACGTATGAGATTACCGGCGTGTTGCCATCTTGGTCGGTGCGCATG